TATTGATTTTGGTAATCGCAATGGCGAGGTCTTTGCTTGGATAGTGGACAATCTAACATTTGACCAACTCATCTGGGAGTTTGGTGATGAAAAGAATCCAGCATGGATTCACATTAGTTACAAATACGGAAAAAACAGAAAGCAAATACTTAAAGCAGTAAAGCAAAATGGCAGAACCAAATACCTCCCCTTTCAATGATTGGCTCAACGACTTGGAAGAATTACCCGTTAATCCGCTATGCTCGGTTGATAATCCCGAGTGTGATTCTTGCGGTAGTTAGTGGGTGCGGTACTGCGAAAACCATCCAAGAGAGTGTAGTTGTAAGGGATACCATTGTAATCACAAAGGAGAGGGTACTGCACGACACGCTAACGATTCAAAAAGACACAATCCTGTATCAAGATCGCGTAAGGCTTGAAGTCAAATGGCTAGAAGGCGAGAAGATAATGGTGCAGGCTGAATGTCCTACTGATACGATTAAAGTAGAAACCATCAAGATCCAAAACGCGAAGTCACGGGATAAGAAGATGGGGTGGGAAGGCTTCGCTGGATGGGTCACGGCACTTTTATGCTTGTTGGTCATTGTGCGCACTACGATGAATAAGTTACTCTAAAGTCGCATATAAGCGGCATTTTGTGCCGTTTAAGGCACATTACGGGTATTTCTGGTGTATGTACACATCATTGGTGGAGATATGTTCTTAAATCGCATAATTTCATATACCATATAGTTGATTCAACTAATAACTTAACTTATCTTAGTTCTAGTTATACTAGATATAACTAGATAACTTAACTAGTTGTATAAAATATAAGATCTTTGGTACATGACCAAAAACGAACTAGAGAAAAAATGGAATGCTATTGAGCGAGGCGAAATACCAGACGATTACCAAAACCCATTTCTCAGTCACTTCGGTTTCTGGGATAGACCACTAACGCAAGATGAAGAAAGGACAAGAGCCAGAGCGCACAGAAGCGGTAAATACTAATCTTGAAGGATTAAAATTCTTATATTGGGACGATTATGAAGATTATTCAAGTGAGGAATGACACCTAAGTATTACATCGGAAAACACAAACGGATTGAGGCATTTGATGTAGTGTTGGACTTTCAAGAGGACAACTACAACTTAGGTACGGCCATAACCTATTTGCTTCGTGCAGGTAAGAAGCCGAACAATCCAATGGCCCAAGACATTAAAAAGGCTATTGCTCATCTAGAAAGAGAACTAGAGCATATCGCTCAAAAGTCCTCTCACAATCATTTTGAATACTTTGAATATCACAATGCCTCAGCAAAATCCCACACCAATGGAATGGAAGTACTATACCAACAAGTCAATCAAACGCAGGATTGACAGACACCTTCACGATGCTGCTATGCTATTCGCGAATTGCGAACCTACGGCAGATGCCAGAAAAGAGGCCTTAAAGCAGGAACAAGAGCACCTATCTAAGATTTACGATCTTGACCCACACTTTGCAGAACGCTGCGGATATAAGCGTTAAGGTCGGGAAGGTTCCTAGCCTAAATCAATTCTACGCATCCAAGCATTGGGCCGTGCGGAAGAAGGCTAAGGATAAATTCAAGGGTGAGGTACTAGCCCAACTAGAAACCTATGACAAGGTTAGTTTTAAGCAGGTAGTCGTTCGCATAGAAGTAAACTACAGGTACGATATAGATAATAGCATTATGGCCGTCAAGTTTGCTATGGATGCTTTTCGTGAGTGGGGCGGCATACATGATGACTCACCAAAGTATTTTAAGCGGCTGCTTATTGTGCAGAATACTGACCTAGAGGAAGATACCGCAAAAATTATTTTCTCAGAACCATTGTAGTTTGTAAATCATTTCATTACTTAGTGGTGTACTAATCAACACACACTAATTAAAATGTCTACAATCGTAATCCGCAGAGCCGCTAAACAAGCAAAGCCTAAGTTCCAAGTTACCGAAGATCTAATCGGTAAGTACATCAACGAAGTCCTATGGTCTGATGTAAACCCTGTAGGTAAAATCGTAGGAATCAAAGGCAAGACCAAAGTCCTAATCCAGCCTGTTGTCGCTAGTAAAAATCTAGCCAAAATGGAAATCATACCAGGAGGATTTGCAGGACATTGCGTAAACCAATATGACCAACGCTATGAGTTTTTTGAGGAAGGCGAGGTCTATGAAGCGCCAATCAGCAACACTAGAATGAAAAAGAAATTCTGGAGAATTAACGATTACCCACGCAAGTTTTACGATTACAATTTCTAATATGGAAGACCTGCAAGAACTAATCAGATATCAGCGTGAGCGCATCCTAGCCCTTGAGGCTAGGTTGCAACTCCGCGAGGCCGAACTACATTTGCTACGCGCAAAGGTGGAAACCGATAACTTTATAAATTCAAAACTCCAATCAAATGGCTAAAATCACAGACATCACTCCAACAGGGGTATGGAATGACCTGCACAAATACGAGGTCACAATGGATGATGGTGCTAAAGGCACGGCATTCGCAAAGACAAGCCCCCCGTGGTACTCGGTGGGTGACGAGGTAGAGTACACACTCAATCCTAAAGGCAATATGAAAATCTCAAAAGGTACTGCACCATATATCGGTGGAGGTAGCCCAGCGCCTGCAAGACAATATGTGCCATCTAAGGGCGGGAGTAAAGACGAGCAAATCGCTCGCAGCGTAGCATTCAAGGGTGCTATTGACCTAGCCTGTGCAGGAATGATTGATGTCAAAGACATCTGCCCATTTATGAAAACGCACCTGCCCTATATCTTGGGCGAAGAAGAATCGGGAGGCTCAAGCTACAAAGAACATTTCTCCGAAGAATCTCCCTTCTAATATTGCCCCGCCAAGTGCGGGGCTTTTACTTTGCACACTATGCTTACACATCCTGCTATCGCCAATAGTGGCGAGATATTTGACTACCTACAAAAAGCCCGAGCGGGCAAGATCCCCGAGTCCTCCAAGTTCGGCAGACCAGAGATAGACGATTACCTGCGCTTTAAGAAAGGTAATTTTATAGTAGTGACAGGCCACGCCAATGTGGGCAAAACCCACACTATGCTCTATCTAATGCTGATGCACACCATTCAGAACGGCACACGCTGGCTGATATACTCTAGCGAGAATGATGTACGAAGCATTCAGCGCAAACTAATAGAGTTTATGTGCGGAACTACTATCGGCCAAATAGACGATAATACATTCGCCCGCAAGTACGACTACCTGCAAGGCCATTTTGCTTTCATTGACCCAGAGAAACTATACGATGTATTCCAACTGCTGGAAACAATGGAAGAGATATACGATGAGTTCCAATATGATGGTGTGCTGATAGACCCATACAACTCGCTAACTATAAATCAAAAGCGACTAGGGAAGGTAAGTACCCACGACTATCACTATGAGGCAACTAGTTATATCAGAGTCTTCTGCAAGAAACTAAATGTAACCACCATAGTAAATACCCATCCAGCCACACAGGCCCTCAGAAAATTGCATTACAAAGGACATCCCTACGCAGAGCACCCTATGCCCCCGATGGCCTCAGATGTGGAAGGAGGTGGTAAATTTGTTAACCGAGCCGATGAGTTTATGGTCATACACCGATACACTCAACACGAGACAGATTGGATATTTACCGATATACACATCCGCAAAGTAAAGGAGTTAGAAACGGGCGGCAGACCAACGCCACTAGATAGGCCAATCAGAATGGAATCAATGAAATTTAATGTGGGGTATCTGATGGGTTACCAATCATTAATTACCTTGCCTAAAATAAAAGACGATAAGGATGTTCCCTTCTGACCCCACCTTTAATGAGATGCACATACGCGAACACCAACTACGAATGGGTGGGGTAATGCTATGGCTCAAGCAACTAGCCGATGACCAAGATCCTAAGATGGCCAACGAGATAGTCAATAACCTAATTGAACTAATAGAGGTGGATAACATACTATCCTACTTTATAAACTATGAGCGCTCTTGTAATGACATGCTGAATAAAGCACGCCTACAGAATGCCCGACAGGTAGTAGAAATAAACACACTAAAAGATGAAATCAAAGCACTACAACTTGCCCTTGACAGGGCTGCCGAAACCCTATAACAATTTCCAGCCTAACAACTTTCTAGTCAACAAAGAGGGGGAGATATTTGAGATACTAGACAAACTAACCTATTTCTGTAAGTCTTGCGATTGCAGGTTAAATGAGCAATGTGAACACGCTCTTGAGATGGGCCAATACACCCTGCAAAGCGTACAGAAGAGAAAGCAGTACGAGGTATCCGCAGCCTATGTACAGGAGAAATATCAATGCGGAGAAATCAAAGAAATAACCTATACAAAAGGACAATGGAAGTAGCAGAACTGATAGCCTTAAAACAACTATTCTTTAAGAGTGTCAAATTAGATGATGACTTTTCAAATAGCAGGCCGCTTGTATACGCAAGATCCGTTTTCTCGGCTGCATTCCGAAAGGCTGGACCAAGTAAATTAGGCAGGGTTCTAGGTCGCAATCACGCTAGCATTTGTCACTACTTGCGTAATCATGATGAGAACATGAAATACTCTGATTACGCCCAGATGTATGAGCACGCATTGAACTTTAGAAAAGAGATATATGCAGGAACGGATTTGCCGTATTTAACTACGGATGATTTGATTGCATTGATTAAAGAATTACGAGAGGAATTACGAAAGTCAGAGCAAAGGGTGGCTGATATGTATATTTACAAGGACAAATTAGAAGAATTAAAGGCCCTATTATGACTTTTCGCATATCCCCCTTGCTTGGATTTATGGTTGGATTAAACTATTTAGATTGGGGCGAGGAAGGATATGAAGACATAGGACATAGATTTGAATTCCAGATAGGAATTGGCCTGTTTATTGTTCAAGTAATCTGGTGATACTAGACCTTGCAGCCCGAAAACATAATGAATGGCTAAGGATGGCCAAGTCTTTCGGCTGCGATGAACACTCGGCCCAAGATCTAGTGCAGGAAATGTACCTAAGGCTGCATAAATATGTTGAGAATCCCGAAAGGGTAATGCACGGAGACGAGATAAATACCTATTTCGTCTTTGTGGTTTTAAGGAATCTGCAATACACCAAATCTCGTGCCCCATATTTTGAGTATCTGGAGGACTTAGGTGATTTAGATGGTTCGTATGAAGATCCCGATTTAGAATCAGAAGAAGTATTTGACACGCTGATAGATAGTTTATGGGATGAGGTAGAGGAATGGCATTGGTATGACACCAAACTATTTAAGATTTATCACAATTCTAATATGACCATCAAGAAAATTAGCGAAGAAACAAAAATTAGTGAGCGTTCAATCTGGAATACATTAGACAATGGAAGAAAGAAAATCCAAATCAACTGCCGCAAAGAGTACGAAGCGTGGAAGGCGCAAGAGCGCAAGTCGGGGGGTTGGTGATACGATAGAAAAGGTTACTACTGCTACAGGCATCAAGGCTGCGGTAGATTGGTTCGCTGAAGCTACAGGCGTGGATTGCGGATGCGATGCTCGCAAGGAGAAACTAAACAAACTATTCCCATATAAGAAGCCAGAGTGCCTCACAAAGGAAGAGTACGATTTCATAGCCTCTACGGAACGAATGCGTATCGTAGGTACGGCAGAGCAGCGACAGATAAATACCATCTATAATCGCGTATTTCACGCTAATGTTCAACCCACAAACTGCGGTTCGTGTCTGGCTGGCCGCATAGATGAATTGCTTTCGGTAAAGAGCGCATACGATGAGCAGGGATAGGACATATAATTCTTAATGGTACACAAACGATAAGAGGAAGGAACATTGTCTTTCCATAGCCGAAGATGGCGAGCAGTTGTTTCGCGCTCTAACGGGCGCTAAGCAGGGTACATTTGAGGAAGACCTATCACACATTGACTGCTTCTGGAACGGAAAAGCCGTAGATGTAAAGGGCTTAAAGCCTATGCACAAGAAGGGTTATGTCTTAATTGAGATGATAAATACTTGGGGCACTACGGGTTGGTGCGCTAAGAATAGCAAGGCTGAATATATAGCCTTTCAATTCCCAAAGTATTTCATTATAGTATTAAAGAAAGACCTGCGAGAATTAACCATTATGCTATGCCCGCCATTTGACAAGGACCAAGTGCATAGGGAGAATTTTGTAAAGCCATCAGATGCCCTATATCAATGGATTGGCCGACAAAACAAGAAAGACATCTTTACTTACATAACACTTGAAGATCTAAAGACTATTAACCACGAAATCCTAGAATATGCCTCTACCTAAACCAAGCGGAGAATCCCAAGATGAGTTCATCAGCCGTTGCATGAGCGAACTAGCAGGTGAGTTCCCAGACCAAGAACAACGATTAGCGGTGTGTTACACTCAATGGAGAGAGGGCAAATAGCCCTCTTTTTATTTGGTATTAGTCATTGCATCCTAATTTTTAGCCAAAGTGTTGGAAATTAGAAAACTATGACTACTTTAGTTATACACTAAAACACATACACTATGAAAAAGCCAACATTTACTAAGAGAGAACTCGCTATGATGGTTCAAGCGGTTCAGCGTTACGATGACTCCGCATACAACGAGGACGGCAAGAAAGGGAATGAAAACCTACGCAAAGCAGTTTACAAAATCATTGACAAAGCCGATGCGCTAGGCATACCTGTATTTAATGAAGATAACTACCTATATTGATTTAAGATGAAAACACCACGCACTATTGAAGACTACAAGGCATACGCCTTCGGCTTCGCCCTAATAACAATCGCATTCTTAACGCCATTCGCGATTATGGCAATCATTAAATCACTACTACAATGATTAAGGTACTAGTTTCTTACACCGAGCAATTCGGAATCTTCTACGCAGCCTATGTATATGTTGACGGAAAGCGAATTAAGAAAACAGTTTGGCTGCACGAACTGAATGATGTTATGGCGAATTGGGGCATAGAGTTCCCGCGCATGTTTTCTGATGGGGCCTTAGAGGCTTGCGAAATAGCAAAGCAGGTATTTCCATTTGAGATTGAAGTGGATGATTCAATGGATGTATCATGATAGAAGAAAAGTATATGCACATAGAAATGATTACCCCTCGCTCTTGGTCTCACGGGATTGAGAGTGGGGAGGTGGTCGCTGAGTTTGAGGCGGTGTGCGATGGCACAGATAACTTAATTTTGTCTATACCATTGCACGAAGACTTCTTTGACTTCTGCAAATCGTATTGTGACCAATACCGAGAGTACATTCAAAACAAGATAAAGTGATACTTCTGTTTGATGCCGATAGTTTGATTTTCGCAGCCTGCTGCAAGCAGCGCGATGAATACGACGATAGTCCTTACTATACGGACATTGAAGACGCGGTGGCCAAGTACGAAGAACACTTCATGAAGATCATAAATGACATTTCGGAACTATATCCTGTAGATGAGGTTTACACCTTTAATGGTTCACGGGGCAATTTCCGTAAGATGCTCACCAAAAAGTACAAGGCCAACAGAAAGTCTCAGCCAAAGCCGCCACTATTAGACGATATGCACGAATATGTACACACCCAATGGTGCGGCATTAAAGGCTATGGAGTTGAGACGGACGATATGGTTGCTAGGTATTGGAAAAACCTAAGCGATGAGATAGGCAGGGATTCTGTGATGATTGTGTCAATAGACAAGGATTACAGGCAGTTTCCCTGCCTTTTATACAACTACCACCCGAACCATAGGGAAGTGGTAAATATCAGCCCAGAGGAAGCGCTTTACAATTTCTACGCTCAGATGATTATCGGTGATGCGGCTGACAATGTAAACTACTTCAGAGGCAAAGGAAAGTCCTTCGCTCAGAAGTATTATAGTGACTGCAATACAAAGTATCAGTACACTAGAAGGCTCTACGAACTATTCCAGAAAGAGTACAAGGGAAAAGCAAGGGAAAAGTATGTAGAGTGCTATAACCTGTTAAAACTACGAACGGAATGAGAGAGCAATTTATGAGGATAGCGATGGCTCGCCTGCGAAGATCCTATCCGTTTATCCCTCAACGAATAGCGGTTGCCGCAAGGATGTATCGCGATTGGCTAGATAGAAAGCCCCTGCTGGAAAAAGAAGACATTGAATCAATTAGGTAAGGGGGGAACGCTTTTGGTTAGTTTTTGGTTGGTATCTATGTTCCCCCCAAACCTTTTTAAAGTGTAAGATAAAACCACCACAAAGTGTAAAATAGAAACCTTTAACACCA